TTTTGTTATTGGTTTATCTGGTAATGGTAAAACTCTTATGATTGAACAGTTACACGCTGAGATGAAAAAAGAATTGATTCGGATCAATATTACTATTGAAACTGATGAAGATGATTTGCTTGGTGGTTTCCGTTTGGTTGCTGGTGAGACAAAGTTTGTGCCAGGCCCTGTGATTGAAGCAATGGAACGTGGTTGCACGTTGTTGCTTGATGAGTGTGATCTAGGTTCTAACAAGATGCTTGCACTACAGCCTGTTCTTGAGGGTAAGGGCGTGTTCTTGAAAAAGATCAACAAGTGGATTACCGCTAAAGAAGGTTTCAATGTGATGGCAACTGCTAACACAAAAGGTAAAGGTTCAGAAGATGGCCGCTTTATCGGAACCAATATTCTGAACGAAGCATTCCTTGAGCGTTTTGCAATTACGATTGAACAACCTTATCCTGCTGCAGCTATTGAGAAAAAGATTGTTCTTGGTTCCATGAAAAAGTATAATGCTGTTGATAAAGATTTTGCAGATAACTTAGTTACTTGGGCTGAAGTTATTCGTAAAACTTTCTATGATGGTGGTGTTGATGAAATTATCTCTACTCGCCGTTTAGATCATATTGTGAAAGCATTTGCCATCTTTGGTGATAAGTTACAGTCTATTGAATTGTGTATCGCACGTTTTGATGATGATACCAAAACATCTTTCATGGATTTGTATACAAAGATTGATGCTGGTGTTGAAATTGATGGTGGAGAAGAAGCATACTCAGAAGATGCTGTTCCTACTGATGATGAAGATCATCCTTTCTAAAAAAAATATAAAGGGTATTGACTTTTTGGGTCAAATCCTTTATATATAATGATACAAGGCAATTCATAAGTCCTTGAGACACAGAGTTTTTGGTGGTTTTTACTGTTGATTTAAAAAACCACCACTTAACTGTAGAATGCCATAAAGGGTTCTACCATAATCTTGCTTAAAGGGAGATAACTAATGGTTACAAATAAAACAATGAGTCTATTCGACAACTTCAATCAATTAACACCATATGCTGTGGGGTATGATCGAATGTTTGATCATCTAAACAGATATGTTGCTAATAACTCAACATCCACAGGATTTCCACCATACAACATCATTAAAGGGGGTGACTACAATTATGTCATTGAAATGGCTTTGGCTGGATTTTCTAAGGGTGATATTGAAATTGAAATAGTAGATGGTCATCTTGCTGTTCGTTCTATAAAAGAAAATGTAGAGGATGAAGGCACTATTCATCGTGGTATTTCTTATCGAAAATTTGATAGGAAATTTACTTTGGCAGATGATATTGTAGTAAAAGAAGCTTCACTTGAAAATGGTATGCTCAGGATTAATCTTGAACGTATTGTTCCAGAGGAAAAGAAGCCTCGATTAATTACTATAAAATAAATTTGTAATAAAAGGGAAAAGGGACTTTACATTTAGTTCCTTTTCCTTTATTATGATAATATAATGAAGGAGATATTATGAGCGAAGAGAATACAGTATTACCATTATTGGGTATAGATGGCGATGATAAAATGGAAATTACCATTGAACCACAAATTCATCACATGGTTGCAAAAGTTAAATTTGATAAGTCTGTTGTAGATCAAATTAATAAAGAAATTGATAACGTATCACTTGCTAATGCTAAATCAAATGAAAATAATCTTGTTGGACAATTTAGACAAGATGAAAGATCAGCTCAACTTGCAATGGATTTGTCTACAGCTGTTGGAACTCAATTCAAAACAATTTTAAATTCTGCTGGAACAGCATTTTTAAACAATGGTTATAAGAAAAAGTCTTATGCAGATTGTTATACTGTTTGGAGCAATCATTGTTATGGTGGTGATTATAATCCATTACATGAACATAGCACTCCAACATATGCTGGTTTATCTGGATTTATGTGGTTAAAGTTACCTGATGAAATGTTGGAACGTCAATTAAAGCGTGGTCAACACAGAGTAAATTTAAACACAACTGTTGGCCAGTATGATGGTTGGAATCATGTTATTTGGGGATTAAATTCAAAATCAGATATTTATAGATTAAAAACTCCATCTGAAGAATATGTTCAGCCAGAAATTGGAACTATGTATATTTTTCCTAAATGGTTGCGTCATCAAGTTATGCCGTTTTATGGTAGTGGTGAACGCCGTTCTCTTGGTATGAATTGGAATGTTATTGAATCTCAAAGTGAAATGCAAAAAATGATGAGCCCATCAGAATATTCTAGTTTTGTAGAAAGGATTCCTGCTGATTGGAATAGAAACGAAATTTATCCCATCGACTTGGGTGGAATTACAATTCATGTGAAGTTAGATAATGTCTGATTTTATACATACAGTACAAATGTTAGATACATCACTCTGTGATGATTTAATAGATTATTATCATAACAGTAGTGAATATAAACAAAAGGGTGTTGTTAGTGGCGGGCTTAAACCTGAATCTAAAACATCTACAGATGTTACAATTTACCCAAACTCATCAAATAAATCTGTAGTAACTTATATGCAGTTTATAAATCAAGCTCTTGGTAGTTATAAAGAAGCATATGATGCTTTTATGTATCCTGTTGCTTTTGCAGAAGGTTGTAATATTCAATATTATGAGCCAGGAGAAGGTTTTCCTAAGTGGCATTGTGAAAGGGGTATGTATCAATCTAACCAAAGAGCATTAGCTTTTATGACATACCTTAATGATGTAACAGATTGTGGTGAAACAGAATGGTTGTATCAAGAAAGAAAACTACAACCAACAAAGGGTATGACTGCTATCTGGCCAACTGATTTTACACATACACATAGGGGTGTAATATCCCCAACACAAACTAAGATTATTATTACTGGTTGGTTTAATTATGTGGATGTTGCTGGAGCTCATAATTATTACACTTCTGAGTATGCAAAAGTTATTACTCAAATGAAAGAAAATCCAGATATGAAAGTTAATCTTAATCTGGAAGATAAAATAAATGATTAATAAATATTTTTCAACTAAATGAAGGAGAAAATAACTGTCAAAAGTTAACTACAAATATAATGAGGACAAAACTTTGTCTGATTTGAAAGAGTACATCGACTCAACATATGATGAACACTATAGCAAGAACAAGTTTCAAGCTACAGAGTTCATCATTGACGGTGGACATGGTGAAGGTTTCTGTATCGGTAACATCATGAAATACGCACAACGATATGGAAAAAAAGACGGTTATAATAAAAGTGACTTGCTAAAAGTCATCCACTATGGTATTATAGCTTTATACAATCACGATATCATGGAGAATAGTGAAAATGAAACTAAGTAGTCAAACAATCAATGTGTTGAAGAATTTCTCAACCATTAACCAAAACCTTGTAATCAAGGAAGGTAGTAGTATTTCTACTATGTCAGCAATGAAAAACATTATTGCTAAAGCAACGGTAGAAGAAACTTTCCCAAAAGAATTTGCAATATATGATCTCAATGAGTTTCTATCTGTAATATCTCTTTTTTCAAATCCAGAGTTAGATTTTAAGGATAACTTTGTTCTTATAACAGAAGAAGGTTCTTCTAAATCTTCAAAGTATTGGTACTCTGATCCATCTGTTGTTACTACTCCAACTAAAGATATTACTATGCCTTCAACAGAAGTTACATTTGATATTTCTAGTGACACTCTATCAGAAATAACAAGAGCTGCATCCGTTATTGGGGCTCCTGATATGGTACTTGAAAATGGAGAACTTAAAGTAACTGATAAGAAGAATACAACTGCAAATGATTTTACACTCAAGCTTGATGTTCCTACTAGTGAAGTTGATTATAAATTTTGGTTTAAAGTTGAAAATCTAAAATTATTGCCTGGCGCTTATGGTGTTAAAGTTTCTTCAAAAAAGATTAGTGAGTTTACTAATTCTAATGTTGATGTTTCTTACTTTATTGCTTTGGAACCCGAATCTTCTTATGACGCTTAAAGTTAGGAATTTATATTATGGAAAACTTTTTATGGGTCGAGAAATACCGTCCCAAGGATGTAAGCTCGTGCATACTTCCTAAAAATCTAAAAGACACTTTCACAGAGTTTGTTGAAAGTGAAACTATACCCAATCTGATATTATCAGGTGGGCCTGGCGTAGGTAAAACAACCATTGCAAAAGCAATGATTGAGCAGATTGATGCTACCTATATGATGATCAACGGTTCTGAGGAGTCAGGTATTGACGTTCTCAGGACTAAGATCAAAAACTTTGCTTCTACTGTATCACTTGAAGGTGGCAGAAAGTATCTAATACTTGATGAAGCAGACTATCTAAATCCACAATCTACTCAACCAGCCTTACGTGGTTTCATGGAAGAGTTTCATAAAAATTGTGGTTTCATTCTTACTTGCAATTATAAGAATCGTTTGATTGAACCATTACATTCTCGTTGTAGTGTTGTTGAGTTTACAATTCCTAAATCTGAAAAACAAAAGCTTTCTTCTGAGTTTATGAAAAGACTTATAAATATTCTTGAAACAGAAAAAGTTGAGTTTGATAAAAGAGTTATTGCTGAAGTTATTAATAAACATTTTCCAGACTGGCGTAGAACTTTAAATGAATTGCAAAGGTATGCAATATCAGGTTCTATTGATGCTGGGATGTTGGTAAATTTAAGTAATGTTAATATAAAAGAACTTATGACTTTTATGAAAAATAAGGAGTTTACTAATGTTAGAAAATGGGTTGTCGATAATCTTGATAGTGATCCTGTTCATCTTCTTAGGAGCGTTTATGATAATCTCTATGAGTATGTGGATGGTTCTACTATTCCCCATTGCGTTGTGGTATTGGGTGAATACCAATACAAATCTGCTTTTGTCGCAGACCAAGAAATAAATGTGATGGCTTGTCTTACAGAAATGATGGCACGAGCTAAATTTAAATAAGGATTGATATTATGATTGATGAAAAAGAACTAAACGAATTATACAACAAGTCGTTTGCAACAACTGTACAACTATCAGAAGAGTATTCTGTACTAGCAGTTGCTGCTGTATTGTTGGGTCAAGCAATGCGGTTATATAAAACAGCATTAAATAATAATGAGTTTGACGAAATGGTAGAACTGATTAGTGATACATCTAAAGATTTTAGACCATATGATGAGTTTTCATTATCAGAAAATTCAACTAAACATTAATAGATTAGGATATTATAATGATTGATGTATATGATGATGTACTAGAAGAACATAATGC